GGACGCATTAACATCTCATCTATGTTAATATCATGCTTAAGCAACCAATTAGTTGTTAATTTCCTATGTTTCTCAGTTCTACCTGTAACACCAATAATCGTATGACCACCATACCATAATGTATTAATCAGCTGCACGATATTCCAAAATGGTTTGTCGTGTTTTGATTGTTCGTGATATTCGTCCCAAGAAACAGTACCAATCATACTGTCACGCCAAAAAGAGTTAGCAATAGTATGATCAAAATCAACTAGAATAAACATGCTTAGTCAATCCCACTCTTCATTATGTCGATTTTACGATACATAGCCACTTTTTCTTCTGGAGTTAATTTCTCATTATCGTATAGTAAATCCAGAAGATCTTTGTACGCCTTCATTTGGTCTGCCTTATAGAAAATGTAGAACCATGGATAGACACTTTCTATTTCCATAATGCAAGCATCTATCACGCCACGATACTCACTTTGAACTCTACCACTTGTGCGCTTCCGAGCCATTCCTATGAAATTACGCATATTAATTTTCATACAAATGTTAGTGTGAGTATTCAAAGGCAATACGCCTCTAGCATCCTCAACATTAACACCTGCTTCAACAAGAAATTTATAGCATTGGAATGAATTCTCCATCGTATTGCGATATGCACCTACTACCATTCTATCAGCCGTTATTGTTGGGCCTGTTTCATAAGTAAAATCTTGCACCTCAACAACACGAAATGATTGTTGCGCATATGATGCTGTCCTGGTGCGCGTCAATTGTTGGCAAAATGCCCTACTGACTTTCTCTATTAAGAATGTGAAATGTACAAATTCCCAAGAGCCTGGGTTTGTATCTGACATTACTCTTAAATTGAATAATACTTCATCTTCTGACATTTCTGCAATCTTGAGCATTAAATCTGGATTCATATTCAAACGTGTTGATTTAGTGAACAAAAGAATATTAGCAGCATGACGTGCGGGATTAGGGCAGCCATTACCAGTAAAGTCGATTAACGTGACTTTCATTGTATACCTCCAGTTATCCAGCTCTCGATCTTACGAATATCGCCTACAAGATCATCAAGCAATAGTTTGGGTCTCCATGTAGCATATCGTCCCAAACTAAATGTATTATAATTGACAGTTGCCCAACGTTGAAATTTCTTGCGTTCTGCTTCATCTATTTCTGTAATTTTGAAATATTGTTGTTTTTTAAATTCTCCATCTAAAACAACAGTATCATATAAACCAAGAGCATTATAAGCAAGAGCAAGGTCAAGACTTTCTGGAATTTCCTCTCTATTTGGAAATTCTATCATCAATTGATTTCCAGTTATAGTAGCGCGACTATAAGGCCCTGGTCCTGGAAATAATACAGATACATACGCATCACAATCTAATACTCTACCAGTAAATATTACGCCAGGAACGCTTGAAAAAAATCCTTCATTCGGATAACCTAATATATTCATTAATTGCGGCATTGGAATAGTTGATATAGTATAAAAAGTAAGTTCTTTTTTTGCTTTGAAATCAAATCCATATTTTATATCAACATTTTTTGCCATTTGCTCTACCAAATCTGAAGGAGCAATGTAGCGCTCAGCTATAGTTGTTCCAGCTATAATTGATCTATCTGATAAATATTTCCCAGTACATTTTTTAGAATATGATAAGCTATCTGCTACCACATTCATATATGGTTCATATGTTTTAATCATATTGACTTTTTTAAAAGGAACACCAAGAATAGTTCCTATCTCAGGAGATCTGAAACGTAATACAGCGTGATGATTATTTGGAAGCTTTGGTTGCGCCTCATATACAGTTATATCATGTCTGCGCAGCATATTAGCTGCCAATAACCCTGCCATACCTGCACCGATGATGTTGATGCGCATCATTTGTCCTTTTTTGGCAAGTCGATGACTGCTTTTTTAAAATATCTAATTCCCATCTTATCGAAAGGTGGTAAACCTTTGCCTTCTCTTATTTTCTCACGAAGAAATGCTTGTAGTGTCATTCCGTGAATACTTTCAAATTCATCAAAATGAATCTTATGTTCTGCTAATAATTTGCGTAGTTTGATAGCTTCTTCATAACTACCTCTTGTAAAGTCTACTTCAAAATGATCTTTAATGATTTCTTCGCCACCTGCATTTACAACCCATTGCATTGTGAATTCACGCTTTTCTTGTTCTTTATGCAATCCACCTTGAATCACATCCTTAATGGATATTTTGCCGCCACCTACAAGTTTAAACTCAAGCATATTAGCAGATAATAATGCTTTAGGCAACTCAACTTCTTCAATTTCAGCTAAATCTTTATTCAAATTTTTTAAATGTATTTCGGCAATATCAATTTCTGCTTGAAGCGCAAGTGCTTTACTTGCCCAAGTAGAAATACTATTCAATTGTTCTTCTGATGGCGCTTCAAAACCAAACAGATCACTTGGTACATCAGTCATTGTCTATTTCCAAGATTGGGGTAGCAGTAATCAAACGAATCTCTGCAATTTCTTTTTCAGTTAAATACGGCATGTCGTGTATCCATTGACATACTGCGCAACGATTACCAATTCTATCTGCCCAAGAATATACATGAGCGTGACAGTCTATGCAATCAAATTCACTAGGCTCCATTTTGTTCCTCCCAAATTTACAAACTGGCGCGCCGAGGTGCTGGTCCCAATCGCAACTCGGAATTAGATCTTTTGGGACAAGATTATTCACCATTGCTCTGTGCAAAGATCGCGCCAAATAGATCTCGTGGGGAATTAGCAGTCCTTACCCCCACGCCGTCCCTCCAACTGTCGTAGAGGGCTTTTGTGGCTTCATATGACATGATTTCGGGGGATGAAATCATGTCAGGTGCTGCGCCAGCTGCATCAAAATGCTGTAGCCTTGTCTGAGATGTCTTTTGCAGTCCCATCTATAATAGGACCACCTACATCATCTTGAACAACTTCGCCGCGCACGACATTCGTTTTGATATCATTATAGAATGCCATGCACATTCTCAGAAGCTTTCTCGTTTCATCTATTTTGGCTATTTCCTCGCCTCTTTCAGGTTTAAATGCTGCCCAATCGCCTTGGTCATTTGATTCATCTATAACTATTAATTTCCATAGACGCCAAAAAAGTGGCGGTTTCCAATCATTCCCATCAACCTTTAATGTTTCAGATCTTATTACCGTCATCCATTTACGGCTATGTTTCAGACCTGTTGATTTTAATGGAAAGAAAACTCTTGTCCACGACCCGCCATCTTTGAGTAAGCAATACCATTGTGCATTTTCTTGAATCATATTGCCGTTTGGCAACAGATTTTCAAATCTCTCATTTTTAGTTGTTTTATCCAGTACTGCTGGATTATCTCCGTGATTTGCTGCAATTCCGCCACGGTTTTTAATCCATTCTATATATGCCGTAGCAAAATGACACGGAATTACTTCCACCTCTTTCTTATATATGTCACCAGTAGCGACATTGCAGAAATCGCCAACTTCTGCACCTTCAATATATTCTGATTTCTTCTTCGCCAATTGTGGCGATAAACTTTGTAGGATGACTAAGCGTGGAATAAGAACATCTTTTGCTTTGATATTCTCAGTCCCTGCTCCTCCCATTTTAAGGAGTTCATCATCAATCTGGACTGCTCCAGTTTGTCGCTCTGTTAGCTCGTTCATGTTATACTCCTATTTGCCAGTTTACCACTATAAACATTAATTTCAAGAAAATCTTCATCCCAACCAAGTTCCTTAAACTTAGCTAAATCCTTATCAAAATCTGAATTGTGTCTAGATGTTATGGATATATAAGGATATCCATTTGGCTCTGTACCTTTATTCATTGCATGATTTAAACCATGCTCTTTGGCAAAAGCCTTTGCTTCCTCAACAGTTCCTACAAATTCAGCTATTATTCCATATGCCACAGCTTACTCCTATCCGAATAAGTCCTTTTTCTTGGTTTTGATGCGTTCTTCAAAAGCATCAAATTCCTTTTCCCAAAACTTAACTGCAATTGGGAAACGTGGAATTCCATCTGGAGTTAATGCATGATATTTGACAGTAACTGCTTTATACTTATAACGTGTTTGAAGTAATTCATTGCAAAAATCTTGAGTTCCGCTAATGCCAGCAGCAAATTGTCTTCCATCAGGAAGCGCACAAATAGCACGTTTGGCTAATCCACTCCACTGTCCCTGTCCTTCCTCAATTGCTATAAGCTCAAATTCTTGATCTACAAAATCTTTTCGTTTGAGAAGATTTGAAGTGCGCTTCTGTTCATATGGAACATTTAAGCGTATTATTTGTCCTTCAAATCCATGTTCAAGTAACGTTATATAGTCTAGATTCAAATCTTCTTCTGTTTGAATAAATGATGTTGGAACTTGCATAATACTCTTATTTGGATAAAGTTCAAATAGAATGGATTGTAGAAATTTAAATCTATCTGAAAATTTCCAGATTATAAAACCCATATTATACATATCATATACCCAATATTGGATAAGCTTTGCTGATTTTTCTAGATCCTCAAATGAGGGCTTAGTCTTTTTGCAAAGACTCATAATCATGTTAAAATTATCGCTCAAATCATGATTATATAATTCCCCATCTAATACCATATCTGGATAATATCTAAAAAATTCTTTCAACGCACCCTCAATATGAGGAGTAGAAATGATTCTGTTATTGAGGCGCGACCATAGTCCATCTTTATTGGCTAAACAACGCATACCGTCAAGTTTAGGCTGTGCAAAACAAGGACCAACCCAACCAACATATTCGTTAGCTAACATTGGGCGAATAACACTATTCCTAGTATCATCTATATCGTCAAGTGATTCTCTGTAATCTACTTTCAATTTTTTAGTCATCTCTGCCTTAGCATTGAATATAGCCTGTTGAAGTGAATTTGGTTGTCTTTTTGCTTCTGCATATTTCCATTCTGTAGTTAATATTTCTCCATTTAATGTGCCAGAATGAGTACGCCAATAGCCTTCGTTTTCATTTTCTCCTACTTCTGCCCACCAAACTCTGGTACCACCGGCAACATCTCTTTTGTAGATTTTACTCAGATTCATTTTCAGCTCCTGTGCGTAGTATACGCGCATACGGGAGAAAAGGCAAGCAGAAAATTTCTACTCGCCTTTTCTGTGATTTATTTCAAGCTACTTTCTTTTCCATTAATTTATACATTCCAGGCCCTGTTTGTTTGATAATACCTTCTTTCTTCAATCTAGATATACCATTATTAATAGAGCTTGGGGCGAATCCTTGATCTCTAATATGATGAGACATTACTGCCCATTTCCCCATTTTATTTGGTTGTTTCTCTAAATATTCAATCACAAGATCCTGCACTCTTTTACCATCTGGATGAACAAAACGTGGTCTTTGTATATTTGATTTTTGTTTTGTTATTTTTGGCATGTTTTCTGATATCAGCTTAGCTACTACTGAATGCTTCTCTGGTTTATCAGCAATTTCTTCAACATCAAAATGATCTATACCAGGCGGCATCAATTTTGCTATTATTGCAAATAATATTTTTGATTCAATCGTTAACGACATTTTGTATTTCATCTTACTTGCCTTTCCTCTTGTACTTCTTCATTTGAACAACATGTCTCATTGAGAGAGGCTTTTGCACTGGCTGTTCCATTTCTGGAACAACATGGACTTGTTTTTCTCCAAATTTAACAATGCCAAGTTTGTATCCCATTGATCTTAACACAGCATTGATAGTTGCAGCCTGTGGCTTTCTAGTTTTACCAGTAAACCAATTGGATAATGTTGCAGAAGTTACACCACT